GGCGAGCCGATGGGAGTCGGCATCGCGGTCGATGTGGCGGCGTCAGCGACGACCGTGCTCGTCGAACTGATTCAGGCGACTGATGCGGCGCTCACCGCCGGCATCATCGTGCTGGCGCAGCGCACGTTCCTCTCGGCCGACATGCCGGTGGGCGCGCTCATCTTCATGCCGATCCCGCAGAACCCGACCGCAGCCGGGCCGCTTCGGTTCTTCGGCATTCGCGTCACGCCGGCGGGCGGCGCAGCGACGGTCACGCTGACTGCGTGGCTGACCGGGCACAACCTCTTCGCGGCGCTCGCGCGCACCTACGCGAAGGGCTACACGATCACGGGCTAGTCGGTATCCCTCGTTCATTCGGAGATGGGCGGCGCGGTCATCACGATCGCGCCGCCGCGTAGACAACCAGACGAAGGGAGACCGCAATGCCTGTATCGACTCGACCGCGCGTGACGCGGTTGAAGGATGTGAAGAAGCCGAAGGCCGAACCGCCGATCGCGCTGAGCGCAGACGGCGCGGTGCCTATCGACGAAGACCGCACCTTCCAAGTCACGAAGGGCTCGGCGATCGCGGCGACGGTCGCAGCGCCAGGAGCCAAGAACATCGGCCGCGAGCTGACGTTCATCACCGGCACCGACTTCGCGCACGTGTTCACGTTCACGGGCACGACGCTCGAAGACGGCACGACCGGGCTCAACACCACGTGGACGAGTGCGGCGTTCGCCGGCAGCTCGCTCACGGTCGTGGCACGCACGGCAACGCGCTGGAGCGTGAAGTCGTTCAACCTCGGCACCATCGCGCCGTAGGTCGCCAACGATGCCACGCACTGCACCAACGACCATCCATCACCCGCACCGCATCACATCGGAGCGCGGGCTCGGGTATCTGGACTACAGCCAAGCGGTGACGCAGCAGACGAACCGCACGACGGGCGTCACGCTGAACGCCCTGGCTGGCGCGATCACCACGAACAACGCATCGCTCGCGGCAGAGGGCAGCGCCGACTTCGTGGTGACGAACAACAAGGTGGAGATCGGCGACGTGGTGCTCGTCAGCATTCGATCGGGCTCGAATGGCGGCGGCACCATCGTGAGCGTCGCGACTGTCGCCGCCGGCTCGTTCACGATTCGCGTGCACAACGGCAACGTCGCAGCGGGCACTGCGGAGACCGGAGCGATCATCATCAACTTCGCGATCTTCAAGGTGACGCCGCCGTCGTAGGGGAGAGAGCATGGAACCGCAGCTTCCGCAGAACTTCTCCTATCAAGACGTGGCGGCTGGTGCTGGCAGCACCTTGCTCGGATCAACGGGCAAGGTGGGCCAGTATCTCGAACGGCTCATCGTCACCGTGACGACATCAGCAACGAGCGCAGTGACGTTGCAGGATGGCAACGCGGCGGCAGTGACGATCGTGCCGGCCAACACGCCGATCGGCGTCTACGATGTGCCGATTCGTTCGAGGGCGCGCGTGAACAACACCGCCGGCTGGCGCGTGACAACGGGCGCAGGCGTCAACCTGCGCGCGATCGGGAACTTCGGGCAGCAGCTCGTCTAACGCAGGAGCACTCACATGGCAACGAAGTCGAAGTCGCAAAGGGTCTCACCGTATGCGACGCGCAAGCAGAGAGCAGCAGCGAGGAAGACAGCAGAGCGACGGCCGACCACGCAAGGCCGACCGTCGCCTGCCCGACCGAAGAAGGAGCCGCCGGCACCGCCCGCGCCAGTCGCGCGAGCGCGGCAGCACACCGCCACACCACGCGCACCGAAGGCAGCGACGGAGCAGACAGAGGTCGGCTACAAGGTGCGCGCGATCGAGATCGGCTACTACGACCATGCACGCCGGCGACCGGGCGACGTGTTCCTCATCGCGAAGCCGGAAGACTTCAGCGAGCGATGGATGGAGTATGTCGATGCCGACACGCCGGAGCGCATCTCGACGGCGAACCAAGAGATCCGCAGGAAGAACGTCGAGACGGCCGTCGCGCGCATGCCGGGCGCGGTGATGCCGATGGTGCACGACGAACCGATGGCAAACGATCCGAAGAACCCGTTGAAGGCGTAGACCCTGCCGCGCGCAGGTGAGTCGAGGTCATGGCAAAGAAGAAGACGCTGCTGTATACGATTCACCTGCGCGATCAGGCGCTCGTCGATGCGATCAACGCGCAGCTCACGTCACCGACCGGCGGGCCGCTCGTCGGCGATCGTCTCAACTACAGCTTCACGGGGCTCAACCAATATCTGATCTGGCGCGCACCGCTCGGCGCGGCCGACGAGTATGCGATCAACGCGGGCGCGTTCCCGCCGGCGCTGCCCATCGTCGAAGCGGGCGGCGCGATTCCCTCGACCGGCATCGGCTACATCACGAGCGAATGGTTCACCACGTCGAACACGTTCCCGCGCAACGTGGCGACGTTCACCATCAGCTCGGGCTGGTGGATCTTCGGGAGTAGCACAAAGTTCTATTGGGGCGCTGAGGTCGTCTTCGCGCCGGCGAACGCTGCACCAGTGACCACCGGGCCGGAGCCGACCGACCCTGCACCGATTCCGCAACGCCGCCAGCTAATGGGCGGCGACCCGGCGAGCGGCTTCGAGCTGACGCTCGGCGCAGGCTACGGGCTCGGCGTGTTGAGCGGCGACTCGCTCGTGCGCACGCGCGCCGCGTCGCGGAAGATCGACGGCTTCGGCATGGCGCACGTGCTCGGCTCGGGCTCGGCGCGCAATGTCGGCTGGCAATACAACAGCTCGTTCCCGTCGATCGAGTGGCATCGCTTCTACGTGAACCAACCGGAAGCGCCGGATGTCACGACGCAGATCTTCGACATCTCCGAAGTCGCGGTCTCGTCGCGCGGGTTCGCGATCGCGATCACGGGGAGCATGAACGTCGCGCTGTTCTACCAGCAGCCGACGCAGGTGCTCGCCGGCACGTTCGGGCCGACACTTACTGCAAACAAGTGGTATAAGTTCGATGTCATCTACTACATCGACGCCGCCGGCGACACGATGTATCTGGACGTGTGGCTGAACGGTGCGCTGATCGCGAGCATCAACCAGTCGGCAACCGGGCTCATCGGCAACCGCGTCATCAGCAACTCACGACTCGGCAAGGCCGGCGGTGCGTCGCTCACCACCACGTCGCGCGTGCGCTTCGATTCGTGGATCTTCAGCGATCCGCCGCAGACGCGCGATCGCAGCAAGCCGCAATGGAACATCGCGACGCCCTACGTCACCGGCGACATCGTGCACGTCGGCACGGATCCCGGCACGTGGAACACCTACCGGGCGCTCGTCAACAACACCGGCGTCGCGCCAGGGCCGGCATCGATCACGACGTGGCGGAAGCTCACCGACCCGTTCGACTGGCTGCATGGCTCACATCTCCAGTGGATCAAGCCGAAGGGCTTCGGTGCGACACATGGCGCGTGGACCGGCGACTGGCGCGTGCTCGCGAAGGCGCAGCTCTTCGGCGGTTCGATCGGCACGCAGATCACGAGCAGTGTCAGCGGCGCGCTCGCAGCGGTGCTGATGGACACGGAGATCGCGGACGGTGTCGATGGCGCGCTCGGATGGGTCGCGATGGAAGGCGCGTGGGTCGTCAGCGCCGGCGGCGTGCCTGATGGTCAGTTCGGCTACAAGATCGGCAGCGACGCGCCCGTGCTCGCGACGGTCGTGCAGGGCGCAGGCTTCGAGGGCCACACCGCGATCTATCGCCCGTCAGGGCTCACGGCACCGCTGAACCTGGGCACACCGATCGAGCTGCATCACACGAAGGCCGCTGACGCGACTGCCGCGAACATGGCGATGTGCCAAGCGGTGATGGAGCTGGTCGGCGTGTTCGGCGAAGAGGATCTCGATCCGAACGAGCTGCCAGCACCGCACGTGCCGCAGGCAGTCATCGATCGACACAACGTGCACATCCCGCGCTCGCCCTGGGCGAACCAGCCGAACGCGATGGGGCCGGTCATCATCGTCTCGGGCACCTACGTCGGCAACGGCACGGGGCAAGACATCGCCTTCAAGGTGCCGCCGTGCTTCGTGCACGTGCGCCCGTCGTCGGGCGACACCGGCGGCTGCTTCTGGATGTCGTCGGCGATCGACTCACACACGAACTTCGACCAAGGCACATATCTCTTCGGCATCGGGCCGCTCGCGCAAGACTTCAGCTTCGTGCCAGGGTCGCCGACCGACGATCAGCAGATGCGCTGGCTGCTGCGTTTGTGCGGCGGCGGCACGCAGATCAACGCCGCAGGTGTCACCTACACCTACATCGCGTTCTGCGATCCGGCGAAGCGGTTCGCGCTCGGGCATTCCGATCACGCGCAGCAGACAGTCGGGCTGCCGCGCACGTTCAACCTGCCGGTCTCGACGTGGCAACCTGAGTGGTTGTTCGCGCAGAAGGAGCTGATCGGATCGGCGACGGCGAATGAGATCTACACGCGATTCGCCGCAGCCTACGGCACTGACTCGGTGAAGAACGTCTCGGGCGCGTCGCTCGTGTCGAACGCCATCGAGACGAACGTCGGCAACCTCGTCGTCAAAGCTGGCTTCGTCAACGCCGACTTCGATCAGCTCTCGTTCCTCGGCTTCCGCCGGCACGATGGGAACAATGACCCGAACGAGCACAAGGTCATGTTCATGGGCAGCTACACCGGCGACGGCTCAGCGTCGCGCACGGTGTCGCTCGCGCCATCGACCGGGCTGCGGCCGATGTGGGCGATCGTCGCGCCCGACAACGCAGCAGCGATCTATCGCGATGTGTCGAACACCACGAACACCAGCAACCAGATCGCCGGCGGCACGACCGCGACGGGCATCACGGGCGGCGGCATCGACAGCTTCAGCGTCGGCAGCACGCTGAACGCGAACGGGATCCAATACACCTATTTCGGCTTCTGGGGATCCGCGACCGCTGGCAACGGTGGATGGAGCACGCCGACTGAGAACGTGCCGGTCATCACAGAGCCGCCGGTGCTGCCGGACATCCTCGACGAGCCGGTCGAAGTGCCGACCACGACACCGTCAGGGCCGGTCATCACGAACGAGCCGGATCTCGAAGACGACACGCCGATCCTCGACGACACGATCAACGTCGGCGGCACGACGGGCGGGCAGACCTGCGAGTTCTACACGCGCGAGCTGATGAACATCGCGCTGCAACACGTCGGCATCTCGAAGGTGATCACGTCGCTCACCACGGAGCAGAGCGAGGCCGCAGCGCAGGCGCGTCGCTTCGTGCGGAAGGACGTGAACGCGGTGCTGCGCGACTACCCGTGGGACTTCGCCACGCTGTATCAGGATCTCGTGCTGCAAAGCGGCAGTCTCGCGTCGCCGGTCAACAACGACTGGACGTTCGCTTACTACGCGCCGAACGCGATGATGCTCGCGCGGCGCATCGCGAAGGTGGAGAAGGGGCGCAAGTTCGACCCGGAGCCGGTCGCGTTCCGCGAAGGGCTGCTCGCCGGCAGGCCGGTCATCTTCTGCAACGTCGAAGCGACGACCGACGTGCCGCTCGTGCTCGAATACACGACGCGCCAGACCTGCCCGGCGTTCTACGGCGACGCGCTCTTCCGCGAGGCATTGACGTGGAAGTTCGCCGCGAGCTTCGCGATGACCCTGGCGCGCGACAAGGACAAGCAGATCGAGTGCCTCAAGGTCTACAACTCGCTGCTGCCGAAGGCGAAGGTCGTCGATGCGAACGAACAACAACAGGAGCCGCCCGGCGACGCCGAGTGGATATTGGGCCGCTGATGCCGACATGGAAAACGCTGGAGCACTTCTACGGGGCGCTCTACATGCGACAGCTTCGTAGGCGCGTCATCATCACGATGGCGATCGTGTTCGGCATCGGTGTCTGGGCGGGCTGGTGGGCCAAGACGTTCTCGATGCCGCGCGTGCCGCCCGCGCCGACTGGCTTGCACATCAAACGGTGAGCAATGGCCGAGAGCATCATTCAGCGATCCTTCGCCGGCGGCGAGCTGGCACCTGCGCTCCACGCGCGAGCGGACACCGCGCGCTATCAGCAGGCGCTCCGCACGTGTCGGAACTTCATCGTGCAGAAGGAAGGCGGCGTCTCGAACCGCAGCGGCTATCGCTTCATCAAGGCGTGCAAGGATGCTGCGGCCGGCAAGCGGCTGATGCGCTACGTGCACAGCGTGCCGGGCAACAGCGTGCTCATCGAGATCGGCAGCGGCTACTTCCGCTTCTACCAGAACGGTGGGCAGGTGACGGTCTCGGGCGTGCCGGCCTGGAACGTCGCGGTGAACTACGTGCCGGGCGATCTCGTGCAGAACGGCGGCGTCAACTACTACTGCATTGTTGCGAACATCGCGCAGGCACCGCCGAACGGCGCGTTCTGGTGGCCGCTGACGGGCAACATCTACGAGATCCCGACACCCTACGGTGCGAACGACAAGTTCCAATGGAACCAGTCGGGCAACGTCATCACGATCACGCATCCCGGCAAGCAGCCGGCGGAGCTGATCTTCACGTCGCTCACATCGTGGGTGCTTCAGAACGTGAACACGCGCCCGTCGATCTTCCCGCCATCAGGTGGGCTGATGGGCACTGCCGGCGCTGCGGGCGCTCGCACGTTCACCTACGTCATCACGAGCGCGAAGACGGAGACCTACGAAGAGTCGATCGGCAGCGGCACGATCGTGATCGCCGCCGCAGCGGATCCGACGCCGGCCGCGCCGAACGTGCTGAACTGGACCGCGACACCGACGACCGCCGAGTATTACGTCTACGGCGACGGCGGCTATGGCAACGGTGTCTTCGGCTTCCTGGGCACGACGACCACGAACAGCTTCCGCGACGCCGGCTTCATTCCCGACTTCAACCTGACGCCGCCGCTGCCGCGCGTGCTCTTCGAGACATCGAACAACTTCCCGACGACGAGCGCGAACTTCCAGCAGCGCCGGTTCTTCGCGAACACGAACGTCGAGCCTGACGGCATCTGGGGCTCGCGCACCGGCTTCCTCTCGAACTTCGCGATCAGCTCGCCGCTGCAAGACGACGACGCGGTCACGTTCCGGCTCGCCGGCAACAACCATCACCCGGTGCGCCGGCTCGTCGCGCTGAAGGCCGGGCTCGTGACGATGACCGATGGCGGCGAGTGGACGCTCACCGGCGGCGGCGGCGTGAAGACGCCGATCACGCCGAACTCGATCGACACGGAGCAGGAGACCTACGTCGGCATCGAGCCGGACGTGCGGCCGGTCGTCATCGGGAACTCGATCCTCTACGTGCAGGCGCGCGGGCAGACGATGCACGACATTCGCTTCGATCAGCAGGTGGAAGGGCTCGCCGGCCGCGACCTGATGATCTACGCGTCGCATCTCACCGGGCGCTCGCGGAAGATGGTGAGCGCCGACTACCAGCGCGAGCCGAACTCGATCGTGTGGGCACCGCGCACTGATGGCACGCTGCTCGGGCTGACCTACATCCCTGAGCAAGAGGTCTGGGGCTGGCATCATCACGACACCTACACGAACCTGCCGGGCACGACGGGCCGCGCGCAGAGCGTCATCGAAGATGTGTGCGTGGTGCCGGAGCTGAACGAAGACGTGACGTATCTCATCGTCGCGCGCACCATCGGCGGCAACACGGTGCGCTACATCGAGAAGATGACACCGCGCGAGATCCGCGACGGCTTCACGCATGGCGACAGCGTGTTCGTCGATTCGTCGCTCTCCTACAGCGGCGTCGCGAAGATCGCGTTCAGCGGGCTCGACCATCTCGAAGGGCAGGTCGTCGCCGTGCTCGCCGATGGCGTGGTGCTGTTCAACGGGGATCCGACTGCGACGAACGTCGCCGACTTCACCGTGACGGGCGGCGCGATCGCGAACCTGCCGTCGCCGGCGGTGAACGTGCACATCGGGCTGCCCATCGTCTACCCGGAGATCGAGCTGCTCGATCTCGATGCGAGCGGCACGAACATCCGCGACAAGAAGAAGAGTGTGAAGAGCGTGACGCTGCTGATTCACAAGAGCAGCCGTTCGTTCTGGGCCGGGCCTGATGACACGCACCTGCGCCAATACATCAGCGACGCCTGGGAGCCGACCGCGCTCACCGCAGACGGCGACTTCGAGCTGAACGTGACGACGGAGTTCAACAAGACCGGGCGCGTGTTGATTCGACAGATCGACCCGACACCGCTCACGATCCTCGGCGTCATACCGAACGTGGAAATGGGAGGCTGACGTGCCGCACGATACGAAGATGGTCTCGATGAAGATCGACCCGAAGGAGCGCGAAAAGCGTTACGCGGAGATGTCGCAGCCGAGTGACGGGCCGGCGTATCCCTACGGGCTGTGCCTGCGTCTCGACGACGAGGCCATGAAGAAGCTCGGGATGGAGAAGCTGCCCACGGTGGGCAAGCAGGTGCTCGTCTACGCGCTCGCGGATGTCGTCGAAGTGCGCGAGAGCGAGAGCGTGGTCGGCGGCTCGTCGCAGTCGATGGAGCTTCAGATCACCGACCTTGCGATCCTGCCGCCGCCGAAGAAGGAACAGTCGGAAGAAGAGACTCTCTACAAGGCGTGAACCGATGGCTGCTGCACCACTGATCATCGCCGGCGGCTCGCTCATCATGGGCGCAGTGTCGAAATGGAAGGCCGGCAACGCGGCGAAGAAGCAAGGCGAGCAACAGAAGCAGGCAGCGGAGTCGCAGGCCGGGCTGCTCGACTACAACGCCAACGTCGCCGACCTGCAAGCGAAGGACGCGACCGCTCGCGGCGTCGAGGAAGAGAACAAGCTGCGCACGCGGATCCGCTCGACCATCGGCGCGCAGCGCACGCAGTTCGCCGCCGCCGGCGTCGATGCCGGCTACGGCAGCGCCGCTGACACGCAGGCCGACGCTGCGATGCTCGGCGAGCTGGACGCGCTCACGGTGCGCACGAACGCCGCACGCGAAGCCTGGGGCTACAAGGTGCAGGCGGTCGATCTGCGACGCAAGGCGGAGATCACGAGGAAGGAAGGGCAGCAGATGTTCGAGGCCGGCAAGCAGGCGCAGTCGGCCGCGCGATGGGGCGCAGTGGGTGACAGCGTCATCGGCGGCGCGAACCTGCTGGCGACCAAGTATGGATGGGGCGAGAAGAAGGCGAGCTAAGCGATGCCGCAGGTTCGAGTCTACGAACGCACACAGAGCACGCAGGCGCTTCAGGGCGGGCAGCTCACCGCCGCCGAGACAGAGATCTCGACGGGGGCCGGCGTCTCACGTGCGCGACAGCAGAAGCTCGAACGCATCGGCGAGGTCGCCGACAAAGCGGTCGCGTTCGGCACGCAGATCGTCGCGCGCCAGGAAGACACGAAGCGGCAAGAGGCTGAAGAGGCTCGCCAGTTCGCGAACAACATGGCGGTCATCGACGCGCAGAACAAGATGGACGCGTGGCGTCGAGACGCGATCTATGACCCGCAGAACGGCGCGCTGACGAAGAAGGGCAAGGACGCGTTCGGGCTGCCGGAGCAGGTCGATTCGGACTTCGAGAAGATGGCGAGCGACCTGGGCGCGACGATGGTCACGCCGGAGCAGAAGCTCGGGTTCGCGCGAGCAGCGGCGCAGATGCGGCAGCAGGTGCAGCTCGAAACACGGCGGCACGTCGATCGCGAGATGCAGACCTACACCGCCGAAGAGACGAAGGCGCGCGTCGCCAACGGCATCGCGCAAACGATCCGCACGAGCACCGCGCCCGACAAAGACGGGCACGTCGATCCATCACGCGGGCTCGCGGAGCTGAACGCCGTCGTCGATGACTTCAAGAGCGTCGCGCCGCAGATGGGCCTGACGCCTGGGCAGATCGAAGAGCAGGAGCGCGACATCCGCACGAAGGCGCACGAGGGCACGATCCGCGCGCTGCTCGCCGACAACAAGCCGCAAGCCGCGAAGGTGTATTTCGAGGAAGTCAGCTCGCAGGTTGATCCCGAACGGCACGACGAGATCAAGGCGATGCTGAAGACCGGCAGCGTGCGTGCCGACGCACAGAAGGAGACCGACCGCATCGTCAGCGATCCGAAGCTCACGACGCTCGAACAGCAGCGCGCTGAAGCGAAGAAGATCAGCGACCCGGAAGTGCAGGATGAAGTGCTCTCGCGCATCGAGCACGAGAACGCGGTGAAGAAGCAGCAGGAGCAGCAGGCGCGCGAAGACAGCTCGATCCGCGTCGGCAACATCCTCGACAAGACCCGCAGCGTGACAGCGATCCCGCCCGACGTGTGGACGAAGATGACGATGGGGCAGAAGGAAGCCGCCCGCAACTACGTCAAGGATCTCGTCGAGCACGGGCAACCCAAGACCGACAACGCGTTCATGTATTCGCTCTACGAGCAGGCGCAGAACGATCCGCAGGGATTCGCGCAGCGCAACCTCGCCGACGTGACGGTGATGGGCAAGCTGTCAAAGGCCGATTGGGAGCAGATGGTCACGCTCCAGCGCAACGTGCGCAACGGCAACAAGAAGGCAGCGGAGGAAGGGCTCGAAGGCTACCAGACATCGACGCAGATCGTTGACAGCATCCTCAGCTCCGCCGGCTTCGACACGACACCGAAGCCGGGCTCGAAGGAAGCGGCGACTGTCACCGCGCTGCGCACCGCTGTCGATCAAGAGGTCGCATCGCTCAAGGCGGAGAAGGCGGCAAAGGGTCAGAAGATCAGCAGCGAAGACATCCGCGCGATCACCGACACGATGATGAAGAAGGTCGTGACGCAGAAGGGCAGCGGCAAGATCGCTGACATCTTCACGTTCAGCGGCCACTACAGCGACGTGGAGAAGCGCATCGGCGAAGTCACCATCGACGACATCGCGCCGAGTGATCAGGCCGGCATTCGTGACGCGCTGCTGCGCAAGGGACGCGTGCCGACCGAAGCGGAGATCGTGCGCGTGTATCGCCTGGGGCTCGCATCGCAGGCGGCGAAGAAGCCGAACGCGACGACATCCTCGACGCCGGCGACACCGACCGGCGGCACGACTGCACCAGCCACGCGCGGCGGCGTCGCCGGCACTCTGGACACGAAGTAGATGCCGCCGCAGCGCAACGCGTGGGACGACGTTCTCGACGCGAACCCATCACCGGCACCGGCCGCACAAGCGCCGGCACGCAACCAGTGGGACGACGTTCTCGAACAACCCGATCGCTATCAGCAGACCCGCATGCGCGTCGCGCAGCAGGATGCGAGCGAGACCACACCCGATCGCCGCGTCGATGTGATTCGCATCTCGGAAGCGAGCGGGCTGCCCGTCGATGTGGTCGAGAAGGACTACGACCATCTGAAGAAGCAGTTCACGGTCGATCAGTTCCCATACCTCGGCACGCAGCAAAAGTCACCGGCGCTCGCGACGTTCCTCGAAGACGGCAACCACGCAGCGATCGCGAAGGACGATCTGGAGAACCTCGGGTTCATCGAGTGGGTGCTCACCGCGCCGTCGCGTGCGTTCGCGCAGCAGTGGAACCGCGAGTCGTATTCGCAGCTCCGCTACAAGTCGATGTTCACACCGCTCACGCGCGAAGAGCAGGATCAGATGAACAGCTACAAGTTCAACGCCGAACTCGGCGGGCGACTTGGCGAGGGCGGTTCATCGTTCCGGCAGATGTTCACCGGCGCAGGGCGACTGCTCGCGCAGGCATACACGCCAGGGAAGTATGCGGTCGTCGGCGGCACGGAGACCGCGCTCATCGGCGCAGCGTATGGCAGCGTCGTGCCTGGACCCGGAACGCTCGCCGGCGCAGTGTCAGCGTTCCCGGTCGGTGCACGCGCGGGCGCGATGTATGGCGTGTTCAAGAGCGCCAACGTGCAGGAAGCAGCAGCGACCTACGACGAGCTGCTCGAAGAGAAGGACGAGTTCGGCAAGCACATCGATCCTGAAGTCGCGAGGCTCGCGGCGATCGGCGTCGGCGCGATCAACGGGCTCATCGAACAGTTCGGGCTCGAAGCATTCGTCTCTCGGTTCCCCGGTCTGAAAAAACTGAGCGGGGCATACACGAAGCAGGCGATGAAGGAAGTGCTGAAGAGCCCGACGATCCGCGCGTCGCTCTCGAAGCTCGCGAAGAGCTACGCCGGCGGGCTCTCGCAGGAAGTGGCGACAGAGGTCGCGCAGCAGGTCGTCACGATGACCGGCGAGGAACTCGCCAAGTATGCAGACGGCGGCAACCTGCCGAAGCGTGGCGGCGCTGACTTCTGGGATGAGATGGTCGCGACGGTCGCGCAGTCGGTGCCGGAGTTCGCGCTCGGCATGGCACCGGGGCCGGTGATGGAGTTCGCCGGCGACGCGCATCGAGCGAAGGTCGGCGAGCAGACGCGCACGATGTTCGAGGCTCTCGGCGAAGGCGTCGCGCCGTCGAAGACGCAGCAGCGCATGCCGGCCGCGATGCAGCGATTCGTCGAGCAGGCGACGAAGAACGGGCCGGTCAAAGAGGTCTACATCCCGGCTGATTCCTGGGATGCGTATTGGCAGGCACGCGGGCAGAACCCGGCGGAGATGGCGCAGGTCATCACGAACAACGATCGCGCCTACGAAGAGGGCCGGCGCAGCGGGCTGGTCGTCATCCCGACCGGGCAGTATGCGTCGCAGCTCGCCGGCACGGAGCACAACGCCTACTTCGCCGGCGAGCTGAAGCTCGACCCGAACATGATGAACGGTCGCGAGAGCGACGAGTTCAGGAAGCGCGTCGAAGACATTAAGGCTGAGGCACTTAAAGCGGCGGCGGCGGTGCGCGAGGCACCCGACTCGGCCGACGCAGCGCAGGCCAGGGAGATCGAGCGGCAGGTTCAGGATCAGCTCGTCGCGGCCGGTGTTCCACGTGAAACAGCCAAGCAGCAGGCGACCGCCGTGCACGGGTTCACGGTGCTCGCGCAGCGGGCTGGATTCGACCCTGCCGACGTGCTGGCGAGCTATGGCGTGGAGATCGGGAGGGTCGATAGGCGCACGCAGGCAGCCAGCGCGGACGGCTTCACGCAGCCGCCAGTGGACCCGGTCGAGGATGTGCCGGGCATGGCGGCGCTCGAAGCCGATCTCGGCGACGCGACCATCGAGCAGCTCGATGACGCCGGCAGGGTCAGGAACAACGCGTCAGGCGAGTCTGCTGCCTCTGTGGAGGCTCTGAACCGGCAGAGGGACATGAGCGCCAGGGGCAAGCAGTTCGTCGTATACGACCGGGCTGGACGCCGCCGGGCGCTGCCCCTGGCCGACTACGTGGACTACAAGCCACAACGTGGGGAGACCTACGGCATCGAGGGGCCGAACGGCTTCGAGCTGCTCGACGACAACGGAGGGCGACCACCGACCGATAAGCGCACCGTGAGCATCCTGGGCGATCAGCTCGGCAAGGTGCTCGGGCAGCCGCGTGCGCTGCCGGCTGTGCGCGCCGGCATCCGCTTCGAGGGCGAGCCTGGGCAGGTCAACGAGAAGGGCGAGCACGCGTTCTTCGTGGGCTATCAGCCGCCGTTCAAGAAGGGCGACGCGCCGATGGCGCTCTACAACATCGTCGGCGGTGAGAGCGACGGCAGCACCGTGGACGCCGACATGCTGCGGCAGGCGGGCATCGCGGTGCCGGAGACGCCGCCGCTGCTGGAGTTCAACCAGCGCGCCCTGGCTGCGACGCCGGCGCTGCGCGACTGGTTCGGGCAGTCGAAGGTCCGCGACGAGGAAGGCAACCCGCTCACGGTGTTCCACGGCACGACGCGATCGTTCACGACGTTCGACCGTGAGCGCGCCAACCCGGAGAGCGACTTCGGTGCCGGCTTCTACTTCAGCAACAACGCGCTCGACACCGATGCGAACTACAGCGGCATCGGGCCGGACCTTGCCGGCAAGATCGAGCGACGCGCTGAAGAGATTCAGCAGGAACTCGACGACAGCGAGACGGGCGGCACAGAGGGTGAAGCGAAGCTCCGCGCGACGCAGGAACTCGTCGAGCATCAGGGCATGACGATGCCGGTGTTCCTGAAGATGGAGAACCCGGCGGTCTTCGGCGGCGAGCACGAGACGATGCTCACCGCCGAGACACAGTTCGATGAGACCGGCGAGAACATCGTCGATGAGGTCGGCACGCTGTTCGACTTCGCGCAGGCGCTCCGCGATGTCGCGGCCGACTTCCACGACGTGGAGATCGACACCGCGATCGGCGAGCTGATGGAGCGCGGCATCGACGGCGCGCTCACCATGCGCGAAGCAGTCGAACTGCTGCGCAAGAGCGAGGGGCTGATCTACGCGACGAACGACACCGGCGCGCTGGTCTCGAACGAGATCATCCGCGCTGCGATCGAGCGCACCGGCTTCGACGGC